TTTACCCAACCGCTTTAAGTGATTCAGAGGCTATTCAACTTACCACATTATAATATGAACATCTTCAGGAAATTTGAGTTTCTCCCCTCCGATTGGGAGGCAAAGAAAAAGCTAATCCAAAAGGAGGTAGCTACACCCGAAGGCAAGACCTTTGTTTGGAATCCCGAACTAATCGTTTTAGTGTACGAAATAGGACATATCTGCACCGAGTGGGGCAAGGATAAGGAAGGCAATCAAACGTGCGTTAAACAAAGCGAAAAGGTAGCTGTCGACATCGTTTGGGTTGACGAGGTGCTGCCAGCGTTTGTGCCTTACCTTGTATGGCCGAAGCCAGTAGGTTGCTCGTCTATGGGTTACACCTTAGACACCGAGTATGCGAAAGCCTATTGTATCGCAAACCCTGCTGCTGAATATTGCCAACCGCCTAAACCGATTAAGCTGTGAGCCAATTCCCAATTAGCGAAACAATAACTGGAATAGTAGCTGCTGCCATTGCTTGGTTTAGCGGTGGCAAGTACGCTGCCAAAGGAACTGAAATCGATAATACAGCTAAACTTATTGAGTTGTGGGAGAAAGCTAATCATAATTGTCAGTCGGAATTAGACGAAGTAAGGAAGGAAATCAAAGACCTTCGCAGCTTTTATGAGCAAGAAGTTTTGAAAAGAGATTCGGATATACTAAGTTTACAGCAGAAAGTCAAGGTGTTGGAGAACCACATCAAGAAGCTGGAAGCAAAATGACAAACAAAGAGCTTGCATTTCATATCTTATCCGAGCAGTATAAGCTGGCTGGATTGACTATGGAGCAAGCCTTGTTATTATCTCCTGATGAATTTGATAACATTAAGATTACCGAACAGCAAAGCAGAGAGTGGTATATTTGGGCGGTTGATTTTGTCAGTAAAACGAAAGGCTGGACAAAAAAGACTGCAAGAAAAGAAGTGGGAATGGTTGACCTCATGGCAGGTCTAATTGTAAACTATGATTGAACGTATTAGTAGAAACATCCATAAAGTTGCGGTTGATAAATCGCAGCTTTTTTTATTGCTGTCTGATTTGCATTGGGATAACCCTAAGTGCGAACGTGAACTCCTTAAACGTCATTTAAAGCAAGCAAGGGAACGAGGTGCTAAGATTGTTATTAATGGAGATTTCTTTTGTATGATGCAGGGAAAGTACGACCCACGCAGAAGCAAGAAAGACATACTGCCCGAACACAACAAAGCCAATTATATTGATGCGGTTGTCGAAGATGCGGTAAAGTGGTGGACACCATACGCTGATATGATTCTCTTAATCGGATATGGCAACCACGAAACAGCCATCATCAAGAACTTAGAAACCGACCCTTTACAGCGTTTCGTTGACCTATTAAATATGACCTGTGGAACTAACGTGCAAGTCGGTGGCTATGGTGGCGTATTGGATTTTAAAATTACCAACGCAGCTAACGGAGGAACGAAAGTAGTAATGAAATATTACCACGGCTTTGGCGGTGGTGGTGCTGTTACTAAAGGTGTAATACAGGACCAGCGAATGGTGGCACAATTAGATGGCTACGACATTATTTGGATGGGCCACGTTCACGAATCATACCATCACGTTAATATGGTTGATTCATACGATTCAGCTAAATACGAAATCAACCACAAAGAAGTCCACCAGCTAAGAACCGCAGCTTATAAGGAGGAGTACGAGGATGGCTTCGGAGGCTTTCATATTGAGCGTGGCAGACCAGTCAAACCTTTAGGTGGATATTGGATGACCTTGTCAAGCAATAGAAGGCAGGAGCAAGGCTATCGGAAATTAAGTGCTGAAATATCATTTACTAAAACTGACTAATGACTAAGAACTTTAAGCTGGAAGAATTTGCCTGCAAGTCAGGCGCACCGATGCCTTTGTCAGTTCGTACAAATATAGAACGGCTGGCAAAGAACTTGCAAGTATTGAGAGATGAATTAGGCAAGAGCATAACCATCACGAGTGGGTATCGGTCGCCTGAACACAATCGAAAGATAGGTGGCGCACAATTTAGTCGGCACGTTATAGGAGATGGTGCTGATTTTAAAGTGGCTGGAATGAAGCCTAAAGAGGTGGCAGAGGTAATTGAACGACTGATATTAGAGGGCAAGATGGAGCAAGGTGGATTGAAGGCGTATGCTACCTGGATTCATTTTGACGTAAGGGGTACAAAGGCAAGATGGTAAACGAGCTAAAAGCATATCGGATAATCTTCGTTCTAACGGCTTTTATTCTTATAAGCATAGCGGTACACCAATGCGATAGAGATAGTGCGCCACAGCCCACGAGAATAAGCGAGAGCGTTATACTTTACGAAATGGCAGTTACGGAAAGAAAGCAAGCCAAGTTATTGCTGGATTCCGTTAGCCTTCTGCAAACAAAAAGAGATACTTTATACATTACCCGAACCCGAACGATAACAAAATGGGATTCTCTTATCCGAACCCTTCCAGCAGACCAAGCCATCCCAGTTAGATTGGATTCGTGCTTAGAGGTCGGAGGCATTGTCCTAACTGAATTAGCAGCTTGCGATTCCGTTGTGGAATTTCAAGATAAGATAATTAATCACTTAGAGGCTGGCTTTGTCAAAATGGATTCCAGCAGAACTGAATTAGCCAAGCACTTAGATTACGTCAATCGTGAGGTGGTCAACCAGCGCAACCAAAAAAGACTTGCGTGGATAACTGCTGGCGCAATTGCTTTGCTTTCGATAATCTATTAACTACCTTTACGCACCGCTTCATCTCGGTTTTTTGTTTATGTGTAATCCCTCGGCAGTCGGCTGGGGGATTTTTTTTATAAATATTTTTCATCAAGGCATTGTATATCTAATAAACCTTATTATATTTGCAGACACTTAAACCAAAACAAGATGAAAATTCAAGACATTCAAAAAGACAGCAAGTTTGACGAAATCACTTATGCCAGTGGATATGTAACAGGTGTTGCTGGGTATGCTGGGGCATACAACAGCCACATAAGAAATGTTACTAAGCGAGTGAAATCTATTAAGGAAGATACGATAGTACAGTACAATGGTGCTGTTAAAACATTCCGAAAATTCATAGAGTTAGAAGATGGCAATATCATTCGTATGTATTGGGGGGCTAAAGGCAATGACCCAAAAGAAGTTAGATACTACTCTAATTGGGTTTGGATGGATGCACTATAAATTCACAACGGAATCTTTTACTAACCAAACGAGGGGTGCGACTCGGTAACGCACTTTAAACCAAAACAAGATGAAAAAACTTACCTACACTACCTCAATGATTCAGAAGCGAGTGCCTGATGAAATCAAAGCAGAGTTAATCGAAATGATTGACATCCGTGTTGCATCATTCAAACGCAGCGAAGCAAGCAAAAGGCTAATGATTGCTAAAGTAAAGGAGGCGCAAAATGGCTGATTCATTTGACAGCGATTTGAACGCTTACAACTCCGCATACGATGCGAGGGCAGAGCGTGAAGAAGAACTTGCCGACTACATCACCGACCTTTATATCGGCAGCGAATATGCTGACCTATATCAAAACGGCAGATACCGAGGCTATTTAACCCTTGACGAGGCAATCACTCGTGTATTGGAAGATGATGATAATGACGAATGGACTATAAATGACGAGGAAGAATGAAAACGACCTACCCAAAAACAACGATGGCTTTTAATGAGTGGGCGCAATACATTCACTCCGAAGCAGCTAAAGTGCATCCGTGCTTGATTGACTACATTAAATATCCGCAGGTGTATCAATCGCAGCTTGAAAAATTAATTGATAAGAAGTGAAATAATTATTGTATATTTAATAAACAAAAAACAAGATGAGCAAAACAATCCACACCGCACTACTAAGTGCCAAGCAAGAGTTAGGCAAAGTGCCTAAGAACTCAACCAACCCTTTCTTTAAGTCCAAGTATTTCGACATCAACGGACTGCTGGAAGTGGTAGAACCTATCTTACATCGCAACGGTTTATTCGTGATGCAGCCGATAATTGATGGCAGCGTAGTAACTCAAATTATCCACGCTGAAACCGGGCAGATGATTCAGAGTTCGATGAAGTTATCTAACATTGTTGATCCGCAGAAGCAAGGCAGCGAAGTGACTTACTATCGGAGATACACCCTTCAGTCGTTATTGGCAATGCAGGCAGACGATGACGATGGAAATGCAGCCAGCAAAGCACCGCAGAAGCTACCTACCCTCACAAAGAACGACCCGATGTACCCGAAGATAGCACCAGCAATCGCAAGCGGTCAAAGGAAGTGGGAAGATTTGCTAAAGAAGTACACCATCCTCCCAGATATGATGGCAGACTTAGAGTTGGAAATCTTAAACATTCAAGAGAATGCTTGACCTTATCACACTAACGAGCAAGCAGCTTTCTAAGCAGTCACTCAACGACTGGTCGCAAGACATGATAAAGCTAATCGAAGGGGGTGACATTAACCCCCTCGAAGCACACGCCAAGGCTAAAGCAATTAGAACCGCCTTAGATACTGTTTTAAAGTCCACGGAAGACTTAGCACAAGACGAAGCCATGAAGTATGGCGCAAAGACATTCGAGGCGTTTGGTGCGAAGGTTACCCTAAAGGATGGCGCAACGACTCCCAGCTATGAGGAAGATTCGGTTTGGGCAGAACTCAAAGAGCAACTGAAATCAAGGGAGGAATTAATCAAGTTAGCCTTCAAAGCTAAAGACGTGGAAATCATAGACACCATTACTGGCGAGGTGGTAAAAAAGGTATCGCCTAAATATTCTAAATCTTCAATCTCAATCCAATTTTAATTATGGCATACGAATCTAAAGCAGGAGATGTAAGCATCTTCAAAAACAACACCGAGAATCCTAAAGCACCGCAGTACACTGGTACTTGTATTGCACCCGATGGCACAACCTACCGCATTTCTTTGTGGGTAAAAGAGGGGCAGAAGGGTAAGTTCTTTTCGGGTAGGATGGAAGCGCCTAACGCACCGAAGTCAGTTGAAACATTTAACTTAGAAACCAATGACCTCCCTTTCTAAATCACTTGAGCAAGTAGTTATACCGATAGATAACTACTACGATAACATTCTTTATTTTTCTAAGGGATGGATAGCACAGCAAGGGCAGTTCACTACTGAGGTGCTGCGGTCAGCATACGAGAGCCAAACGACCTTAATACCAGCAGAGCCGAGAGTTTATGGTGCGGTAGTCAAAGACCTGCAAAAAGAAAAGATGATCCAGCACTACGGCTATACAACAGCGCAAAATAAACAAGCGCATAACCGACCGATAAGTGTTTGGAAAGTAAAATAGTTTTTGTACTTTTGTAAAAGTCAATCGAATAGAAGTCGCAGTCTATTCGATTGACCCAAGTGTTAATCACTTCAACCCCCTTCGACTGCGACTCGTTGGGGGTTTTTTCATTAATTATGAAAGACCCAGCATTTTTATTTTACAGCAGCGATTGGCTAACTGGTTGCCAATTTATGAGCATGAACGAGCGAGGTGAATATATCACCTTGTTAGCTGCCCAGCATCAAAACGGACACCTTGACCCAAAAAGGCTTGGGTTTCTTTTGGGTTATGGTTGGGATATGGTTTCGGATATTGTCAAGTCAAAATTTGTTTTAGACGAAAATGGTTTGATTTACAATGAGCGTTTAGAGGCAGAAGCAGAGAAGCGTAGCCAATACGCTGATAAACAACGCAATAACGGAATGAAAGGGGGCAGACCTAAGAAGGATGAAAACCCAAACGAAACCCAAACTATAACCCAACTAATAACCCAAACTAAACCCAAAAATAACCCTACTGAAAATGAAAATGAAAATGTAAATAGAGTTAGAATAGAAGATAATAAAAAGGTGTGGTTTGATGTTTTTTGGGAAAAGTACAATAAGAAGCAAGACAGCAAGAAGTGCTTTGACAAATGGCTGAAGCTTTCGGATAGCGAAATCAACGCTGCGCTTGACAAGGTTGATGAATACGTTCGCTCTACTCCCGATGTGCAGTTTAGGAAAAATCCTTTAACTTGGCTAAATGGTAAGTGCTGGGAGGATGAAATTATTACCCCTATTCAATTAGGTGCAAAAACAAAAAGCGGTCAAGCCTTAGAAAGAAATATCGTGGCTGAATTAAACTTTGACATAAACGGAAACGCAATACTATGAACCAGCTAATTACACAACAGCAAGCCATTCAGGCTTACCAATCCACCAAGTGCTTTGATATGGTGGATGCGGAACTCTACCCGATTATTAACCAGCAAGCGCAGAAGGTTTGTGCCTTTGCAGGGCAAGCCTTACCTGACAACCCTACGATGTTTGCAGCGTTGGTAGCAGCTTCAATCAAAGAAACTGGCTGCACCATTGACCAGTTTAAAATAGCGGTACACAAGGGCATGATGGGCGGAGAGATATACAGCGCAAACGCCCCGACTACCTACAACAAATGGGTGAGGCAATATCTTGACAGCGTGAAGATGGAACTGGCAGCGCACCGCAACAATCAATCCTTTCAGCCATATGAAATGAGCGAAGCAGAAAAATTAAACACAGCCATTGAGCATATCTTGACTATGTATCAAAAGTTCAAAAGCGGTCAGTCCTTTTTGGATGGCGGTAGTGCTGGGTATTTATGGCTGGAAAAGATAGGGCAGATAAATGTTTCTATTAACGAAAAGGCAGAGATGTTTGAGAAGTCAAAGGATAGAGCCATTGCAGCCATCAAAGCGAAAAGAGATAACGCAGAAAGGTATGAGGCACGGACTATCCAATCACTCTTAAACGCTATTGAACAACGACCGAAGGACATACCCGAACTTAGATTCGAGCAGGTCAAGATTTGCAGAGATGATTTGTTGAGGCGGTATTTTAGGGCAAACGAGGTGACCTTTGATTTTTTAAAGCAATGCTATGAAGCAGTTTAAAGGTTTGCAGATTGGCGTTGTTGCCACAGAATTTAATTAGAAGCAATAAACTTTAAAATTATGACAAAAGTATCAAACGAAGAACAAAGCAATAACGCCAATGTGCTGTTATGCGATGGGTGGTTTAACGGAGATATTCCACCTAATGACAGTAGAAGTATTTTAATATGGACAGAGCAAGGAATGGCAGAGGCAAGTTATACCACCGATAAAGGTTATTTACAATTTAGGTGGAGTTGTTACCCAAAAGTATTGTATTGGAGAGAGTTTCCAAAATTACCTTTCGTATAACTTTTTGCTTGGCGCATAAAACTTGCGCCTATAAAACCAAATAAAAATATGAAGTATTCTAAAAACATCAAGCTAAGTAAAGCCAAAGCGGACAAGTACTTTTCGCTTTATATTCGGCAAAGGGATTCCGAGAACGGCAGAGCCAAGTGCTGCACCTGCGGAAAGTATGTAAGTGAGTTTGATTGCGGTCATTTTATTTCGAGAAGATTTGAAGCCACGAGGTTTGACGAAAAGAACGCAAACGCTCAATGCCTTAAGTGCAATAGATTCGAGAACGGCAACCAGTATGAACACGGTCAGTTTATAGACCAAAAGTGGGGGGGGGGTACAGCCGAGCAAATCTTATTCAAGTCAAAGATGCTGTGTAAGCGTTCTCAGGCAGACTATGAATTTATTTCTGAAGAATTTAAAAATAAAGTTACCAACTATTAATAAACTTTATTATATTTGCACATACTAAAAACAAAGAAGATGAAAAACAAAGCACAAGTATTAAGGGAGTATTCAGAATACAAGACCCTAATTAACGCAGTCGTAAATCGTATCGGATTAGACAGCGTGGAAGATGTTAATTGTTGCGGAATAGACAAAGGCTTCAATATGTTTATTTACTACACCGACACGCATTCGTTTGCAGTTAGACATCGCAAAGATATTTTATCACTTGCAAAGGATATGGCTGACCAGTTAGGCTACAAAAACATTCACGATATGGTGATGGGCTTTAAATGTGTGAATAACGATGATGATGATTACCAAGACTTATGCAAGTATGTAGCTGGCAGTCCTTGTCAGCCAAGCATTGTAACAAACGCAATGGCTTGGTTTGCAGCAGAAGAAGTGTGTAGAATGTTTGAAAACTAAAACAAGATGAAGGCACAAATTAGAATTGACTTACAAGGGCAGCACTTGCACGTTGCTGCCCAAAGGTTTAGGCTGTCGAACCGATTAGACCTAAAGTATTTTGAGAACTTTGATTCGTTGAAAGATGCACGGCAGTACCTGCTTGACCTTTCGCAAGATTTAGAAGACACCGATTTGGGTGATGACTGGTTATCTTACGACAGCGTGACTGCGTATATTGTAACTGAGAAGGAGGAGATGTTATGAGGGTGTTTTATTTAGTCCTTGCATTCTTTGCGGTGCTTATCGAAAGCGACCGAGTGGATCAGTTTGTCTGCTGGGTAATTGATGCGCTGGCACTAACTACATTTTGTATCTTCTTAGCCTTCTTTGGTACGATAGCCATTGGCTTAATTTTTAACTAATATGAAAACACCTATTGAATTAGCAATCGAAGTGATTGCCGACCTACCGACCGAAGTACTAAACGCTTCGAGTATAAAGCAAGTCGTTATTGGCTTACTCAAACAAGCAGCGGTACACGAAAGAGAGCATTTAACGCTTGCATTTATGGAGGGGCAATCAACACCAAAGGCATCCTTTGAGATGTGGTTTAACAAAAAGTATAAAAAGACTGAAAGGACAAACGATGACGCCGAATGAAATAATTGAAAGGGTAGCTATCTACCGAGGGGTAAGCATACAGCAAATGCTGGGCAAGTCAAGAAAGCAAGAGATAGTAAACGCACGCCATGGGGCGCAGTATTTAGTGATGAAGCATTGCTCTAAACTAAAACAAGAAGCGATGGCGTTGCCTTTCAATCGTGACCGCACTACCTTACTCCACGCAAGGGATGCTGTCAATGATTCTCTCGCTATTAACGATGGGCAGTTTCGATGGATTAATAATGTAGAACTTGGAAAGGGCTACGGAGATAAAGTCTTAGAGAAGCTATTTGCCGTGAAGGAGTGTATGGAAAAGGGATACACTGGCGAGGCAAAGAAGATTGTAAACGATGCGATTGAGTTACGGCAGTCGTTTTTGGATAGCTTAGAGGAGTTAAAATTGCAACAACTAAACGCTAAAATATGAAATATATTCACGTTCCTACTGGCGTGCTTTATGACCAGATACACCTAACCAATTTAGACATTAACGATTTTGTTCGTGCCAACCTTCCCAAACATTGGCGAGTTGAGGGGTTTTACGCAAGTTGCGAGTGGGCAGAGCAACATCAAGAAGCTAACACGGATATTTTAAATTCTAAATTAACTCTTCATAATAGTATAATTTTTGAAGGTGTTGAGCGCATTTCTATGGCTGAATTTATGTACCACATTTACAATCCGTGGAAAGCAGAGAAAAAAGAACCACACTACAACCAGCAGCCGATTGAGGTCATTGATATGATGCTATCTATTTACGGCAAACAAGCTGTCATTCATTTCTGCTTGCTTAATTCATTCAAATATAGAATGAGGGCAGGACATAAAGACGATGCGGTCAGGGATATAGAGAAAGCGTTGTGGTACGAAAAAAAAGCTAAAGAGTTGGAAATCAAATAAAATAACTATATTAGCAGCCGTGAAGGCACGGCAAATCATAATGCAGCTGTATGATTCAGGCGAACTGATGAAGGCTTGCAAGTCAATAGGCAGCACTTACTCTGACGATTTATGTCAAGAGGTGCTGCTTTGTCTTTTTGAGAAACCCGAAGCCAAGATTTTAGAAGCACACGACAAAGGGTATTTTCGGTTTTACGTTGTTAGAATAGTGATGAACTTTGCCAACTCTAAAAACTCCAGCTTTCACAAGAAGTACCGAAATCGTGACGAGGTTATCCCGATTAATCATTTAGGGCAAGTAGGTGAAATGCCAGTCGAATCGTATCTTGAAAGCCACGGAATAGATTTAACCGCACCCGATTACGACTATCAAAAGGACTTAGAAACGCAAGGGAAGATAGACCGCTTAGAGGTCGCTTATCTTAGACTCAACAACGAATCGGAGTTTCCCTACGAGCAAAAACTCCTTGACTTACATTTAACACTAAGGAACAAACGAGCGGTCAGCCGATTGACCGGCATTCCTTACCGCACGGTATGTCATAACTTAGACACAATCTATAAATCACTTAAAGATGCAGCACTTAATTATTAGCGCACTTGCTGGCTTGGCTGGCTATTCATTTGTTATGTTAGCAGGCTTTAAGCTAAAGGGTAAGCCTTTGAATTGCCAAGTATGTATGGCATTTTGGTTTGGCTTGATTACCTCTTTATTGGTTGAGCCATCTTTTTACGCACCAGCCGTAGGGTTCGGTGCAATGTGGTTTGCAGCAATGGCACAAAAAACTTTACTAAAATGAACCAAGACCAATATCTACAACTAAGGGCAGCACGACCTTACCTTGACCAATACCACGCTGTGGGGAGTGTATCTATTCCGCACGATGTCGCACAAATGATGCAGAAGGTACACGGAGAACTTTACGGAGGTGGCTTTAATAATTGGTGTCAGGCTTGCGTAATTGAAGCACTTACAAAATTGATGGTGGCTTTTGATAATTACGAAACTAAAAGCGCACCGGTAATTGTTTCACAAGAGGCTAAAGTCAAAGCAGATGTCCCCAAGCGAAGCAGCAAACGTAATTCAAATCCTGACTAATACGCTGGAGGCTATCTGCGACACGGAGGTAGATAATGCGTATGAAGTAAAACAAAAGTTAATCGATAAAATAAGCGAACTAATAGACAAGCTATGAGGTCAATGATACAAGGTCTTGGCAGACCACGCAAGTACGATAGTCCCGAAGATATAATGGATGCGTTTGCTGAATACGTTGGCTACTGCAAATCATTTGAGGTTGAAGTGGTAAGCAACAAGGGTGACATCGTAAAGGTCGGAAAGCCAAGAGTGCCAACCCTTGGAGGCTTTTGTAACTACGCTGGAATCGATTACGACACTTTGAACAACTACGAAAAGAAAGAAGGGTACGAGCATTTATTCGGAACAATAAAAAGTATTAAACAAAATATCCTTTCGGGCAAGCTTGATTCGCTCACAAATGGCGAGGGAAGCACCACGGGATTGATATTTGACTTGAAAGCTAACCACGGATTACTTGACAAAAACACAACCGATTTGAACATTTCGCAGATAGCCGTGCAAGTGATTCCCAGCGCATCACCATTGGCATCGGATGAATCGGAAATAAAGGACTAATGTGTTTGAAGGCAGCGAGGTATTTAAGTCAAACTACTCGGCTACCGATAAGGTCGTAGTCAATCAAGGGGGCAGTAGTTCGGGCAAGACTTACTCCATCCTTCAGGTGCTATTCCTTAGAGCCATAGAGCATCCAAGAAGCGTTACGACTATCGTGGGCGAAACTATACCCAACCTCAAAAGTGGTGCGCTTAGAGATGCCCAAACTATTGTGGCGAATTCGCCTATATTAACTAAACTTATAGCAAGCTACAACGCCACCGATCGGGTTTACACTTTATACAACGGTTCGGTATTGGAGTTTAAAAGTTACGAAACCAGCCAGTCTGCTAAGTCGGGCAAGAGGCAGTTTCTATTCGTGAACGAAGCCAACGGCATATCGTATGAGATATGGAACGAACTCTATCTTCGCACAACCATTCAGGCGTTTATAGATTACAACCCCAATGCTGAATTTTGGGTGCATGAAAAGATAATCGGCAAGCCAGGAGTAAAGCTGTTTATCTCTGACCATAGGCACAACCCTTATGTATTACCAGCTATCAGGGAGAAGATTGAAGGGCTAAAGGATATAGACTTAGAATTGTGGAAGGTGTATGCAAGAGGGCGTACCGGGCGCATCGAAGGTTTGGTGTTTAGGAATTGGGATATTTGCGATTCGATTGACAAGGTTAGATGCAAGCTGGTAGCTTTAGGAATGGACTGGGGCTTTACAAACGACCCGACTGCCTTATGTGCTGTTTGGAGAGATGGCGAGCATTTGTATATTGAGGAACTCTTATACGAACGAGGACTAACAAACCAAGACATCGGGGCAAGATTAAAGGATATGGCTATCGGAAGGACAATGGAGATAATAGCAGACAGCGCAGAGCCAAAGAGTATCGAAGAAGTGCATCGGATGGGGTTTAATATCCACGGAGCGAACAAGGGCAAGGATTCAATTCAAAATAGCATTGACATTTTGAAGCGTTACAAGCTGCACGTTTTGAGGGGTTCGGTCAACCTAATAAAGGAACTGAACAGCTATAAATGGAAGCAAGACAAGAACGGCAACCCATTGAATGAGCCGGTTGACTTTCAAAACCATTGCTTTGTTGGCAGCACATTAATAAGCAGCGCAAGCGGACAAAAAAGAATTGATGAAATAAAAGAGGGGGAATATGTTTATACCTCAAAAGGACTAAAGCCAGTTGTAAAGGTTTGGCGTAACGGAAAGAAACAAGTATCAACATACTTGATAGAATGCGATACTTTTTTAGTATCTTTGACTTGTACTGATAATCACAAAGTTAAAACAAATCAAGGATGGCTGAGAATAGACCAATTAGAACAAGGGATGCAAGTGTACCTACGCAAACCTTTAATGGCTCAATCTATTATAAATACCCAAACGAAAAATATTTTACAAAAGGCACAAAAAAGCTGCATAGAGTTGTGTGGGAATTTCACAAAGGGGTTATTCCAAAAGGATACCACATACATCACGTTGATGGAGATACCGAAAATAATGATATTAAAAACCTTAACCTTATTCAAGGCTCTTTGCATTTGCGTTATACTGGCAAAAAAAGATTTAAAAACAATCCTGAATGGGTTAAGGAATTTTGGGCAAAAGGAGTTGAGAGCGCAAAGGAATGGCACAAGTCACAAGAAGGCAGAGAATGGCACGTTGAACACGGCAAAAGCTGCTGGATTAACAGACCTTACACAAAGCACAATTGTCAAGTATGCGGAAAGGAATATGAAACTCGCAAGCCAAGCGGAACAAAGTTTTGCCATCAAAACTGTAAGGCGAAAGCCCTTAGAGCAAGAAGAAAAGGTTTATGATTTAATGATTGACGAATGCCACGAATATTATGCAAACGGATTGCTCGTTCATAATTGCATTGATGCGCTTAGATATGTGGCACTCAATAAATTAAAAGTTGCTAATTCAGGAAAATATTTTATATTGCAAGCCTAAACGACAACGAGATGAATATAATACCTAAAGAGGCAGCCTTGGATATGCTAAAGCATTCAGCCTTAAAACGAACAAACGACTTTGCCGAATATTGGTTTTTTTCTGCGCCATCGGTTGTAGTAAAACCGAATGATGGAAGCAAAGGTTTTAGATGCAGCTTGGTTGATTTGGCCTGCTTTGCCTATGACTTATGCAAGGCAGAGCAAG